ATTTTGGAATAACTATTTCCTGCTGTGGTTGAGTTTTTATAATCTGATTAGCAACTTGTCTTGAACTCATTCCAGTCTGCATAGAGCGTAATATTATTTCTTGAACATCCCTAGAAGTGGCCGCAGCATGTTTCCAAATCCTTTGGCTTAAAGTAATTCCGTCTTTTTCGTAGTAAGACCAAATCCATTTTGTGTTTTGGTAGTTTAACTCTCTTAAATTTAGCCAAGATTTAGTTGTTTTTTCAAACAGCGTAAGACCTTGAGCATCAGTACCAAACTTATACATTTTCTTTTCATATTTAAAGAATGGTTTAAGCTGCTTTTCCAACTCTTCCACATAAGCGGTGTATAACTTGCTCTCCACGTCTATAAAACTCTCAGAAAGCAAATTTTGATAATCAATATTGTACTGTTTTGCAAGTTCTAGCAGTTTTTTTTCAATTATTGACCTTGACGGAGCTTGTTTCATTATTTTTTTTAATGCAGCTATGTATTCAGGAAGTATTTTTTTCCTATACGCAATTTCAAAAGATACAAAAGTATCCATTATTTTTTATCCTCAAATTCTTTCTGGATTTCTTTGTCAAATTGTTTTGAATAAGGGTCGTTCTGGTCCTCTTCCTGGATACGTTCTTTTTCTTCTTGTACATTAGTTACATATGGATGTTTAGTCATCGCAAGTTCACGGCTTATAAGTTTAGCATCTACGCTAGCAGTTAAGTTTGAAATAAGTTCCGATTCGTTCATAGGAATTGATGGAGTTATTGTTATAGTCGGCATTCCGTCAATCTTTCTACCTGTTTTAAACTCATAAACCTGTTTTAACCAAGCATATCTTTTCATCAATCCTTGTTTAAAGTTCTCAATCTTTGGAGCAGATTTAATTATCGTAACACTGTATAAAATAGTAAGTGCTACCCCGGACAAATTGGATACATTTGCAGCATCAAAAAATATTTTCGGTGTAAGCGATAATTCATAAATCATACTTTTCAGCGTGTTTATATACCAATCAACAGCTGATACATTCTGATCCCATGTCAAATATCGCACATCTGAGCCTTGTGTCATGTTTAAAACACGGCCTGAATTGTTCCCAGTGTTTTTTGCTTTTACTGTTGGTTCAACTCTTTGACCTATTGAAACGAGGGTTGGAGAAGAGTTATAATCTAAAACATCGCCGACATTACTTAACTTCTCCTCAATCTCATTAATTATTGATTCAAGTACTTCAAGATCGCTTACAGGTTCACCTTCGATTGATCTGTTAATGTAATCAAAAATCGGATACCCAAATCTTAACTGCAAAATTTCATCTTTAACAGCTAGCAATTTCGACGGTTCACCTTCTTTCAACAAAGCCCGATACGGAGTAATTTTATCTCTTTCAAACATTGTTGAATACTGTATTTCAACATTATTCCAATCGTATTGTTTAAATGATTCAATAAAAAAATCAAGCTGTGAATCATCTCCGTAATACGGATAAGACGCAGTATTCAAAATGTTCCTGATTTTAGGTTCTTCAGATCCCTTCTTTATGTATCCCTCTTCAAACGCTTCCCCATATACACACATGTTTTCAAGGGTTTTTCTGTCTAAAGAATGGATACTATTTTCTTTTATCCAGTTTTGCAACCAGTCATTAAACTGTTCATCTTTGTGCTGAACCTGTGCAGGGTTTCTTAAACAAAAATCAACTATAAAAGCGATAACAGGATCGTTATAATTGAGAACTAGTTTTGTTGTTTCAAATTTATCTGTTCCTACTGTTTTGTTGCTTTTATCTAAAATACGATGTAATCCACGATACAAATCGTAAAAGTGTAACGTACGATTAGAGTGCATTATCATGTATGAAGAGTTTAAAATACTGTTTATATCTGCCATGTATCACCTCAAAATATGCCCCAATTTTCTTTACTATCCCATCTTGCTTGAGTGTCTGTCATATCGGCAATCGCTGAAATAGTATCAACAATGTCATCATGTTCACCATTCGGGAAATCAAACAATTGTTCTTCTAAAAGTCCTATAAATGGAAGTTTTTTATATATATAAACTTTTCCAGCTTCAAACTTAGGTGTAATCCTCATTGCACGTGTTAATTTATCTACTACAGGATGTAGAGGTTTTATAGGTAGAAAAGTTTTCTCACTCAATGTGTTTGAAAGAGCGGCCTGATAAGCAACTGATTCAATGCCTATGCTTAAAGGGTGCCACTTTGTGTAATAGTTTATTATTGTTGAACATTGCTCCGTAAAACTTAGCCTGCCAACAAACAAATCAATTAAAAAAATATCCTTACTTTCTGGTTGAATCCCATACGTCAGCAAAACAAAATAGTCTGCTGTTGTTTTAAGCGATATTGCAGGATCTACAGTTTGATATATTTCAAGTCCTTCAGGTATTGTATCAACGTATTTAACGGTATTTCGTTTGAATAAATTTCCTTCAAGCGCTACAGGTCTTTGTTGATATAGCGATAACCACTCGTATGTACCAATTTGTTCTTTGATTTCGTTAAGAGTAGTTAAATTAAACCTGTCCGGCCATAAAGGGTCACCTGCTTTTCTTCCAAGAACGTCATTTTCTTCAGCAATTGCAGGGAAATTTATAAGTGTGTATTTGTCAGGAAAATTCTTAAGAAGTTCTCCGGCTAGATCATTTGTATGCCATCTGGTCAAAACAATAATTATTGACCCATCAGGTGTTAATCTTGTGAACACTGTTGATTTAAACCATTCAATGACTCGTTCTCTTTCATTTGCAGAATTAGCAGCTTCACGCCCTTTTAATGGGTCGTCTATTATTGCAATTCTTGCGCCTTTTCCTGTTAATGAACCGCCAACTCCTGCGGCCGATAGTCCTCCACTATGTTTTTCAATTTTCCAGTTGTCAACCGCTGAGCTGTCTTTGGCAAGTTCTAATCCAAATATTTCAGGGCCAAAATCAGAGAATTTGTTTCTTGCAATCCTTGAAAAATCGAACGCCAACTTTGCTCCGTAACTACTTAAAATTACCTCATCGTCTGGATAATTGCCTAAATGCCAGGCAGGAAAAGTTTTTGAGATTACTTCACTTTTTCCGTGTCTAGGAGGCATTGTCACTATGACATGTCTCATTTTTCGTTCAGCAACATTTTGTATTACTTTACACAAATATCTTAAATGTGGTGCTGTTTTCCAAGTTCCATGAGATGTATACATTAAAAAATATTCTAGATCAGTTTTCGCTAGTTTCCTCAGAAACTCCTTGTTCGTTATTTTCTCGGTTAATCCAATCAAGGAGGTCTTTGATTTTGTCTCTTGCTCGTTCGTCTTCAAGAAGTCTTTTTTCCCGCTCATCTTCTTGCACCTCTTCGATCGTTGTATCTACAACATATCTGTCTTTTCTCCCCCATTTGTTAGGGAACTTCCGTTCAAGTTTCCACGCAGCGGCCTGCCAACAACCGTTCTGAATAGCCTGAGTTATTTGCGTAACATCCCAAGACTCACTTACAGCCTGTGCTTTTTCTACTTCGTCCAACAATAATAAATGAAGCTTCTCGGGCGGAGTAAACTTTGTTTCTCCCTTTAATCTTCTCTTCCCCAGAGCATTCGCCACTTTCATCCAATAATAAAAAGTGGATTTCGGAACACCTGCGACTAATACAGCCGTTTCGATATAATTACCTGTTTTTATCAGATTGGATATTTTTTTTATTAATTCTTTTGTTAGAGTTAGAGGCCGTCCGCTTTTTAGTTCTCTTTTGAACGCCCTTTGCCCTTTCGGATTTTTTGCCATCGTCTTTCACCTCGCTTGCCTTTTCTACAATCATGTACTCAAGAGCTCGGGAGATAGCATAATCTCCAGTTATTTCATTCTTTTCAGCAAACTCTTGAAGAGTGTTCATTATAACTTTTTCTTGATCTAAAGAAATGATTGGAAAAGCTATCTTATAAGGTTTCCCGCTGAAATGCGCACATACATTAAGCAATATAGATAAAAAGGTTTCATTGGTTATATCCAGTAATTCAAACTCTTGAAGCATTTTTTGAACTTTCTCTATATCTTTAAGCTTTCCTTTTATTGATTTCAACAGGGTTTTAATGTTTTGTATCTGAGATGAAGAACCGTAAAGTATGAATGATTCGTTAGCTTCTGCCACCTCTTCTACAAGACCGTCATCATCTTTTTGAGCTGCGTTTAAAATCTTTTCAAGGTCTGAAATACCTGAAAGGATTTCAAGGTTATCCATGTCTTCCCCTTGTGCGATTAATGCGTTTATATCGCAGATAACTTTATTGTCATCGTACTGCTTTTTATGTCTGTCATAAGCCATGACAAACTTTTTTCTATCCGATTCAGTTACAACATTATCTAAAACCATCACTGGAGCTTTACTTTCTCCTCGTGATTTCAGCTCTTCGTATCTTGTGTTGCCATCAAGAATAAAATACGTTCCGTCCGGATTTGGAGAAACAAGAATAACACCTGCAAATCCAAAAGTTGACAGACTTTTCTCTAATCCCTTTTTATACTTTTTCCCAAGCGGCTTTTTAGGATTTTCCGCATTTGGTACTAACTTACTTAAATCCATTAATTGAACATTTGGTTTTTTCTGTAAAGATTCTTTCAACATAGTTCACCTCAAAAAAACACTCCCCCTTTCGGGGAAGTGTTATACTAATGCTTTCTTTTTTGAATTTACTGCACGAGATCTTGCAGCTCTTGCAGCAGACATAGCCTTAGCAGAACCTCCTTTAATTTTCGGTACTACATATATCACTCTAAAGGCTCAAAATAGCAAGTAATATGTGCAAAATACAAGGGAGAAAGTTTGTAGATTTACACCCCTTCATTTTGTGTATAGTACACGATGCCCGTCAGCACATAGACCACATTGGGCAGTGCCACGCCGTTGCCCCACATCTTATACTCCGCCGAATCAGAATGAGGGTTTTGCAGCCACTTGAATATCTGTTTTCGTGTCTTTGGTTTGCTTGATGTTCCCACAATCTTACGATGTGTTTCAAAGATTTCTGCCCACCGTGTGAGTTCCTCTTCAGAAGGAAGTTTCTCACCAAGGTCAGCACACCACCAATCCGGAAATCCCTGGAGCCATCGAAAAGGCTGCCGAGGGTCATAGGTTTCTTATTCATCTGTGCCAACCTCCTTCACAAGGTCGGCATACGGTATCTGCACACCGTTACGGATAACAAAGACACCGTCTGCATCACCCGTATCTTCCACATATCTGCGGAGGATGACCGATGCGTACTTTTCATCCAACTCCATCGTATGGCAGATACGGTTTGTTTTCTCGCAAGCCATCAGCGTAGAACCGCTGCCACCAAAGGTGTCGACCACAATGGAATTCTCACGACTGGAATTGCCGATGGGATATGCCAAAAGGTCAAGAGGCTTGGAAGTCGGATGGTTTTTATTTTTCTTCGGCTTATCAAAGTTCCAGATGGTGGTCTGGCTTCTGCCTGCGTTTTTGCTCCAGTAGTGCTTGCCGTTCTGAAGGAAACCGTAAAGCACAGGTTCGTGCTGCCACTGATAATCACTTCTGCCAAGCACCAGGGAATTTTTCACCCAAATACAACAGCCGGAAAGATGAAAGCCTGCATCAATAAATGCCTTACGGAAATTCAAGCCTTCCGTGTCGGCATGGAACACATAAGCAGCACCGCCTTTTTCCAGGTGTGCAGCCATGTTCTGAAATGCCGAAAGCAGAAATTCATAAAATTTCTCGCTTGCCATCTTATCGTTTTTGATGGACAGACCATCGGAACTTTCAAAGGCTACATTATACGGAGGGTCGGTCAGCACAAGGTTGGCTTTCTTGCCATCCATCAGCGTAGCAACATCATCGGGATTGGTGGCGTCACCGCACATCAGTCTGTGTCTGCCCACCGTCCACACATCGCCACGCTCCACAAAGGCAGCCTTTTCCAGGGCATCGCTTAAATCAAAATCGTCCTCTTCCACATCGGATTTATCATCTCCGGCAAAAAGGTCTGCGATTTCGTCATCGTCAAAGCCTGCAAGACCGATATCAAAATCCATGCCCTGCAAGGACTCGATTTCGATTTTCAGCATTTCCTCATCCCATCCTGCGTCAAGCGCCATACGGTTGTCGGCAAGGATGTAGGCTTTCTTCTGTGCCTCGGTAAGATAGTCCACGAAAACACAAGGCACTTCATCGATGCCTTCTTCCTTTGCAGCCATCACACGGCCGTGTCCGGCAATGATGCCGTAATCCTTATCAATAATGACAGGATTGATAAAGCCGAACTCTCGCAGCGAAGAACGGAGCTTCATAATCTGCTCCGGGGAGTGGGTACGGGCGTTATTCACATACGGCACTAATTTTGTAATGGAAACAAGTTCCATCTGCGTTGTTGTTCTTCCCATAGCGCCCTCCTTAATACAGACCCCATTCAGCGAACTTCTCAAAGCCACCGAGGTTCTGAATGTACTCTCTCGCAATGGCTACGATTTCCGCATAAGGCTTGCCATCAATGGTGTCATCTCCAATGGCACAGCAAAGCTGCACAGGCTGTTTGGTTTTCTGTGCTTTCAGGAACGCATACACATTCACAGACACATCCGCCTTACTGAGGTCTTTGCCGTGAAGACCGCCGCCTGTAACAGAGTCAGCCATATCACTGCCAAGTTTACGGTTGATAGCACCCGTATCCACATCCGTGCCTCCGGTCCAGTCACCGAGAGGATTGATTTCCGCACCGGAATAGAGTCTCTTCAAATCTGCCGTTTCCACATTGCTCTGGCAGATGATCAGGCGAACACCGTCCATAATGTACTTTCCGTCATAAGGGCATCTGCCGTAAATGTCACGGGCAATGCGGGAAAGTTCCTCCTGCTCCTGTGTCAGAGGCATACCCTTGAAGATACCGTTATCCCCACAGCGAATGCCGTCCTTCTGATTGTTTGACAGGTGCTTATCCTGGGGAACGATAACGATGTCCGTATCCATCACACCTGCGATGCGATGCACGGCGCTGATGATTTCAGCCTTATTCAAATCTGCTGTGGTTTCAATGATAGCGTGGCACACACCGTGACCGATGAGAACCTCCACTGCGATTTTCGGATTTTCTTCTTTTGCATAAGCCAGATCCACAATGGCTCCTGCGATTCTGTCTGCCACCTTGTCCGGATGGCTCGGATTTACTTTTTCAATCATGGTTAAAACCCCTTTCGTTGGTGCAATAGTCGTTCCAGGTCATCATTCGGATTGGTACCGGAGAAATCCACGGAACAGTTTTCTTTTACGATTTGCATGATGTTGTCCCACTGCCTTGAGGCCTGGTTCATATAGTTGATGCCGATATTGATAAACGGGGAGGTGACAGGCTTTCCTGTTGTG